CCTCCGTTCAACCCATAGAGGAAGTCAATGAGAAACTATGCAACCCGCAACGTTAGCAGCTTCGTTCTCTTCAACGATCCCAAGCTGATGGCTAAAAGCCGCCAGTATGAGATTATCGAGGAGTTCTGTCGCGTGCTGACGACGCAGCCCGGCATCGATCATCTCGTCGCTGATTTCGTATTCGAGGGAACTCGACTTACGGACGCAGTTAGAGACACGATCACCGGTTCGGAGTTTCAGTGCATCGTAGAACTCCGGAGGTGGGTCAAGGAAATCAGCGAACAGTGTCAATACCGTTCGCCGAAATTCTGGCACCGCACTTCGGATTTTGTCTACGTGAACCTGAACAACGGAGAAGCGTTTGTTTTCATTGACGCCCACTATTGGGACTGAACATGAGAACGACCTTCTGTACGATACGCCTCCCGTGAGGGTTTGCGTTTAAAACCAAGAGGCTAGGTGCCCCGGATGCGGCTTTCGGTCGCATTTTGGGTTAACCTGGTCTTTTGTCCGTCGTACCGGAGCCCCGTGAGGGGTTTCGAACTGCCCGTGAGGGCTGTAACCATCCCAGGAAAGAACTATGCAAAATATCGCATACAGAGTCCCGTCGGTCTTTGAAATTTGGACCACCTACCCTGACGGGCGAGTGGTCCGAAATAACCAGCCGTCGAGCTCTCGCGTTATTACGCGTAGCCAATCTGGTTACACGGGGAAGTTCCCTAAAGTCAAACCGTTGCCAATCCACGCTTATGGGCTTAGTGTCCAAGACATCACGTTGAACGCGAAAGCTGAGACGTTGTTCATAAGCAGTGGGGCAATAGAGAGACATGAGGGTCCTGCGCTATCACCAATCGTTTGGGGTGTAACGTTTACGCCAAACCCCAATTATGGTGATCTGTACAACGAGGCACTCGAAAGGCTTACGTCTAAGGTTAGGGGAGATCTTGATCTCTCCATCGACCTAGCTGAGGCCAATCAGACTCGTCGTATGCTGAACCTACAGCAACAGGTAATTGATTACACGCGAACCTTCGTAAGAAGGTTTGGGCCGCTGAAGGCGGCCGCCAATGCTTGGTTGGGTTACACGTATGGGGTTAAGCCCCTGGTGCAATCCATCTACGGCGTTGCGGATGAAAACATCCGATGCGTGATCAATAAGACTGCGCGTTTCTCCGCACGTGCTAACGGTAAGTTTACACCGAAGTCTGCGCAATTCAAAAGATACAATGGCGATATTATCGATATGCCCGTAGTCAACAGCAACATCAAGTTGTCAGTAACTATTGGTCTCGATATGCGCACTGATGCTTTTGACCTTGCGCGATGGACGTCAATGAACCCCGCGAGCATAGCCTGGGAACTCCTGCCACTGTCGTTTGTAGCCGACTGGTTTTGGAATTTAGGAGGTTACCTCCGAAATCTCGAGACCTACTGCTACTACGGCGGCAAGTTCAGATCGGGTTACCGTACGAACTTGATGACAGGTGGACTCACCACGAGGATATATGCGCAAAGTGCTACGTCAACTGCTCGCAACACCACAGAATATGTGGGGAAGCTGCAGACGACTGGCATAGAGCGCATCGTCCTGAGTGAGTATCCGGCTCCGACGCTACCTTCTTTCGGCGCGCAGCTGGGCTCGTCTCGCTTGTTATCCGGGGCTGCGCTTTTGGCGCAGCTCCTAGACAGGCGCTAACAGGTCTCTTCCGTGAGGTTGAGACTACGGTTGCACCGCGAGGTGTGCCACAACTGGAGATTGCTGTAATGGCATCTAACATCGTCCTTGCGGACGCACAGGCGACCCCTGTGAACCATACCTTCGTACCGATCGGTCGGGATAAGACGGGTGTCTACTGGTTCGAGGACCAGAGCCAGGCTAACGCCATCGGCTTCTGGAAAATCTCGGTCGAGTTGAACAAACCGTCGACTCCCTCTGCGGGTCAGTCGTCCAACGGACGCACCATTCGCGCACGGCTGGGGCTTCATGAGCCGATTCTGGAGACGGTGTCTAACAACACTGTTTCCGGCATCGCTCCGGCCCCGACTGTGAGCTACGTGCCACGTTCGTTCACGGACTTCGTGATCCCCGAGCGTGCATCCCTTCAAAACCGCAAAGACTTGCGGAAGATGACGGCGGCTCTGATCGCCGACGCCCAAGTGGTGTCGGTTGTCGAGAACCTCGCCTACATCCAGTAACTCTTTAGGAGAGTTACAATGAAGGATCTGCAACATCGTGATGATGTCGAGATTGCCGTGATGGCGTCTCTGCAGAAGCACCTCGAACCGAGTATCGGGTTCAAAAGCGTCGTTGACTACGTCAACTTCGACATCGATCCTGGTACGTACAGTTCCGTGGAGCAGTTCAAACGAGACTACGTCTATGTCTCCTTTCTACGTAAGTGGAAAGGTCTAAAAGACAAAGGCATAAATCCCGAATGGGCCGCTTTCACTACTTGGGTGAAATCCGAGAAGCAATGCTTCTCAACGAATAAGCGCCTCTTCTCTGAAGCCTCGACCGGTTGCTACTCGGTCGCGCCTGCTGTCGTTATGGCAGCACAGCGTAAAATACTTCAGATACTCCAAGAGGAGCCGAACGTTGAGCAGATAGCTGAACTGTGCCGGTTCGGCAATGGCGCTACCTACGACTTGCGTCGTGGTAGCACACATGCCGAGAAATCCCGTAGACCATCCGTCACTTTCGATGCGATACCCTGGGTATGCGTCGCCCTTTCGGGCGACGAGTATCTGGGCTCGCTCGTCGGTCCCCTCCGCGGTCTTTCGATCGTAGAGGCAAACCGCATGGTGATGGTCGCCAAGACCGTTAAGACGCATAGGCCTATAGCGGCTGAGCCCACACTGAATAGTTATGTTCAGCAGGGTATCGGACGTTATATTCGTGCGCGTCTTAAGAGGTTCGGCGTAGACCTTGATGACCAGACGATCAATCAAGGACTAGCTAGTCGGGCACAGAAAGATGGCTTAGCAACCATCGATCTTAGCTCAGCCAGTGATACGCTTTGCACCAATCTCGTCAAGCTGCTCGTGCCACCTAGGTGGTTCGAAATGCTAGACGACCTTAGGTGTAAACACACAGAGTATAAAGGTAAGAGGTTTAGCTTGTCGAAGTTCTCCAGTATGGGCAATGCCTATACGTTCGAACTAGAGTCGCTAATCTTCTACGCCTTAATCTCAAGTGTTTGCACCGCCGGTGTGTCCTCAGTGTACGGCGATGACCTAGTTATCCATCAAAGTGATTACCAGTCTACGATAGAAGTTCTAACGTGGGCAGGGTTCACAGTAAATGGAAACAAGTCATTTGGTGCAGGTAGTCGTTTTTATGAGTCTTGTGGCAAGCATTTTTATGATGGCGAGGAGGTTACTCCCTGCTTTCAGAAGGATGTCTGCACTAGACCTCATGATTACGTTCGCCTGCATAATCGCCTCGTCCGTGCTGGTATTAGGCTTAACCTCCGCAAGGAGTTTGACGCTGCAACCAGAACAGTCAGAGAGCGATCCCGTGTCCGTTTTGGGAAGAATTCTCCAGGAGTTGGCCCCTTAGTGGAGTACGATGAGTACTTCATAAAAGAGGACTATTCTTGGGATGACCCCCTAGCGGATCGCGTCCGTGTACGTTCAGCAGTCGTAGTCCCAAGTACCTCACGGTATGATGAGGGCTACGAACATCTAGCGTATTACGGTCGCAAGTTGAGGAACCCATCCTTCCTGAACCCAGACCCAAAGGGTCAGTGTTCTGAGTCGGATAGGCCAAAGCTTCTCGTAGTAGAGAAGTACCATTGGCGAAGCGCTACCCTTGGGTAGCGCTTTGGTCTACCC